AAGAACATCAACACAGGTCAGTTTGAATATGTCGTTGACGGCTGCCCCGCTGACCGATTCAGCAAATATTTTAGTGAGTGGCAGAAGGCGGCCGATTACGCAGACGAAATGGTCGACGACGGTAACGGCAGCACGGAACGACGCTTTCAGCTCGATGCCTTTTTCGATACCAAGCAAAAACGGTATGAAGCGGCGAACAAAGCTGCTCAGGTCGGACATGCGACTATCGTGCGACACGGCGTAAATCTCGGCATTGTTGTCGATATGCCCGGCACGATGAAGCAGATATTCGGTGAAGGCCGTACGACAGCCTCGTCTGTAAGCGGTAGCTTCTCGTCTCGTGATGAGAGAGCCCGTAGTGTACAGATTACCTATAACGACGAACAGCGGGACTTCAAGAATACGGAGTTCTTCGTTCGATCCGCGCGCTATGCCGAGAACAAGAACCTTCAGGACAATACGGCAAACGTGACGCTCTTCGGAGTGTCTCGCCGTTCACAAGCTCATCGTGAGGCTCTGTACTACTTGGCCACGAACGAACGACAGTTACAGACCATTCAGCTATCGGCTGACGTGAACGCCCTGGTGTGTGAGTACGGCGATATTATCGGTGTAGCTCACACCGTGCCGAGACTTGGCCTTGAGAGCGGCCGCATCGTATCGGTTGACGGCAACAAGGTCAAACTCGATAAAGAAGTGACGCTGACCGCTTCGGACGTCTACAGTATCATCGTTCAGCGTTCTGCCGATGACGCGCTAGTCACAAGAGACGTGCTGCCCGTATCGACGGATACGACGACCGATACGATTACCGTATCTCAGTCCTTCGGCACGGGTGATGAAGTCAGTCAGTACGATTGCTATGCTGTCGGCATCAGAGATAAAGTCGTAAAGCCGTTCCGAGTCGTGAAGCTTGAACAGGACAAGGACCTCAAGATGACAATTACAGCTACAGAATACGACGTGAAAATATACGAGCCTGACTATACTCGGTATCCGATTATTGACTACAGTAAAGGAAAATCCGCTCTTTTAAAAGCCCCCATAAATCTCACCCTTTCCGAAGAAAACCTTCGGATTCAAGGTAGCGGGAAAAACAGCATCATCCACTGTACGTGGGAGATGCCTAAAAATTCCCGATACGATGCTTTTCGGGTGTCCTATTCTACGGATAACTATAACTGGGTGGACGCTCCGACCACCGGAGCCCTTTCGCTGGACCTTAAAAATATGGGGCCCGACCACACCTATTATGTGAGAGTTCGGGCTATCTTAGACGGTTTCGAGTCGGGGTACGCATCGGCGCATATCGGGATATCGGGCAATATCTTACCGGCTACACCCGTGACCGGCGTGACAGCTTATACAAGATATCGCCAGTTAACCGGTCAGGCCATTTATGACGTCATAGTAAACTGGCTGCCATCGACGCTTACGGGTCGTGTCTACTATAAGACCTCTTACGCTTCAGCAGAGAACGTCATCGGGACGACGCAGACGCCTTGGGGTGCCTGGGTCTTTGCCGGAGAAGGAGCGGGACAACTGGTTATCCCTCAGCTACTACCGGGAGAGACGATTCGAGTGGCCGTCACCACCGCCAATGAGCTTGGAGAGTATATCGTGCCTGATGCCGTAGAGTATTTAGACGTAGTAGTGGCAGAGCAAACTACCAAGCCGCTGGCGCCTGAAAATGTATCCATTGAGTTTACCGACAAGGTAGTCGCTAAGTGGAACGCCGTTACCAATACGACGATCGCCTACTACGAAGTGCGGACCAATAACGCACCGGGCGAAGCTGCGGGGCTACTCGTTCAAACAACCGACCTTCAAGCAGACTTGCCGCTTACGGAGCGCCAGGGAACGATATTCGTCCTGGCCAAAAACACGCAAGGAGAGTATAGCAGTGCGTCTGAGCTTACGTATAAAAAGGAAGCTCCGAAGGCTCCGAAAGCGCCGAACGTGAAGACGGGCATCGGAACACTTACGATTACCGCACCGTCGTTTCCCGTGGGTGTCTCTAAAATGCACGTACGAATCATCGGGCAGCAGCACTCGACGGCCTTTGATACGACCTCAAGCGTCATCTCGTATGCGTGTGAGAGCGATATATACGATGTCAGTATCAGTTTTATCGATGTATTCGGCCCGGGTGCCGAGTCGGGGGTTACAACCGTTACGGTAACGGCAACCGTAGACCTTTCGACGCTTAATCGTGAAGCCTTAGGGCTCGATGAGATTGATAAGAATATCGCTAAGATTGAAGCTGAAGTGGGGACTGTAAAGTCTGATGTAACCGGGCTTCAAACAAAGCTTACTCAGACAGCGGAAGGCCTTCAACAGTCCGTTACGGATTTAAAGACAAACGTACAAACGCAGTTGTCGCAGTTTAGTAACAGCATTGACCTGAGGGTCAGTAACGCCATTAAGGGACTTGACGGTGACGGGCTTATTTCACGGATTAACTTATCCACGTCGGGCGTTCGCATCGACGGGAAATTGATTCATGTGACGGGGCAGGCGCTCTTCGACGACAATATCATCACGAACAAGATGCTTAAAGCGGGCTCAGTATCAGCCGATAAGATGCAAGTTGAATCGCTCGATACGATAAGCGCTCGTATCGGGACACTTCGTACGGCCACCAGCGGCGCTCGGACGGAGATTAAAGACAATCTCATTGAAGTATATGACGATGATAACGAACTGAGAGTGAGGATGGGTATATGGGATTAAATACAGGTATCGAAATCAGAAACCCGTCGGGGACAACGTTCTTAACGCCCGATAACTCGATATGTCGTATTATTGATAAAATCTGGGTGGTATTCGGTCAGCAGCCGATATGTATGAATAATAACTACGCCTTTGAAAATTACCTGGATGACGATGAGGGGCTTAAGCAAGCAAAAAAGACGGCTATGAAGCAGTATATCGCAAAGTATAAGAAAACAGGCTATACGGAAAATGATTATGATACGATCCCCGCTTCTGAACGCTGGCAAGTCCGAGAGATGATGAAAGAGCTATTTAAGACTCGAACAGTAGCCTGGAATCAGAATAAAAGAGGACAGCTTATCTTTCATGCGTATTTAGAAGAGCATGAAACGCTCTTTTTAACGACCGTCGGTCATAATTTAAGGGCGGCTGCTACCGATACGGTGTGGCTGCCCGGCCCGCCGGGGATTAAAGAGTATAAGGATATGTCGGCCGTTAATATATGGTTTGAAGTACCCGGAGCTGACGGCAAAAAATACGACGCCGTAGACGGGCTTGAAACACCGGGACATATTCAAGAATATATCAAAAACCCGTACTGGGGATATGTCATAGTGGGGGCGATGTGAGATGCAGCTGATACAAATTGCTAATAAACGAAAGAAGACCGTCATTAACAGCTCCTATGAAAACTTTGTCTGCAAACCTCGAAAGAAGGTACAGATAAAACGGCTTAGGAACGTATCTTTAGAAGCTATGCCCACCTTTGGTGATAGCGGTACGGGGCACGTTGGGTACATGGGGGTGACCCCTTGGTCCTTGGATGATAAAAAAAGCGTACTGGCAACGACCGTGTTTCATCCTGAGGTGTTTCCCACACCGCCTCTAGTGGCCGTAACCATACCTCGCGGGTATTACTTTAAAGCCTATATGCAAGTTCGAAACGAATCGGGCGTTATGCGGTTTATCCATTACTTACGGATATGGCGAAACGACGATAAAGATATCACCGTCGATGAAATATATAAAGGTATCCAACTTTATATATACGACTTTTTAACACCTCAAGGTCAAATAAACGGATACGGACGGATTCAAGAAGGGATGCTTAGCGTCCATGACGGTGTATGGAAACTGGGGTATAAGGTTTTTGTAAATGAGGGGATGTATCGAGGAGATGCCAATCGGCATGTGGAACTGCCGTGGCAAGTTCTTCGTAAGCCCCGACCGAACTTGACCGCTCTTAAAGAATACCCGGATATAGACAAGTGTAAGTGCGGCGTACAGGTCTACGGCTATCATCGGTTTTGGAACGAGCGGTTTCATTCGCCTAAAGCCGATAAACGAAGTGAAGAAGTAAAAAAGGCCAAGGGAAAACTTGAGCGGTATTCGGCAGACCTTTTGTATGACTCTAGGCTTCCGTGGCTCGTAGTCCTGGATCAGGTTAAAAATACGGTAAAATATTCCAAGGACACCTACGTTCAAGGTGATATCCGACTATCTCACCAAGACTCAAAACCCTATCATGTAACGGTAGCCGTGATAGAAAACTCGGTGATTGAAGGTATTGCTTGCACAAGCGAGGTGAAATTTTCAGGCCTTCAGCAATATGAGGTACGGCAAGGAGTGACTTTTACCTCGGACGAGGCCGTAGGTACCGTCGAGAGGGATAAGGAACTTCCGACCACAGCGTATCGACCGACTCCGTTTATCGGTACCCCGAGTCTTGATTATCTGGTAGTAAACGTAGACGGTGTACAGCCGAATACGGTCGATGAATTTGAGTAAAGGAGACGTATTTAATCATGACGATATCCACTGAAATCGCCTCTCTTATCGCCCAGACGGTAATTCCCATGCTGCTGTCGGCAGGGCTTGCCTTTTACGTATCTGAAAAGAACCGCCGCCGAGGCTTGGATAGAGGCGTTCAAGCCTTGCTACGCTGCCGCATGCTCATTGAGTACGAGCGGTATAAAAAAGAAGGCATTACCTATTCGGAGAAAAAGAACTTTATCAATATGTATGAATGCTATCATGCGCTTGGTAAAAACGGGGTCATGACCTCTATCTATCAGCTGGTACTGGATATGGAGATAAAAAAGGAATATGAAAAGTAGATGTATACGATTCGGAGAATGGGCGCAGGCCAATTGGCTGGCGCTCATTGCTATGTTAGCGGTAGTGCTGTTTATTTTGCTCGTAGTGATTGTACTATCTTGGCTATACGGTTTTTGGAGTAACGGATTATACGGCACTCACTTTGAAATTAACAGCTGCTGGCAAGGGGTGTCGGCCGTAGGGGCCGGGATTGTAACGGTTGTAGGACTTGCTAAGGCCGCCTGGACAAAGTACGGGCTTGACAGTAAGTACAATTCACCGGAAGGGCAAAAGCCCAATATGACTACTTCTTTAATAAAGATAGGAGAGGATAACAATGAGAGAAGGAATTGATGTAAGCTATTGCCAGGAAGGATTTGACTTTGAAGCCGCTAAGGCGGCGGGGAAAGAATTCTGTATCGTTCGAATCGGACGTACCCGAGGAGACGGACGGCAGGAATTGGATGATTTATTTATTCATAATATTAATGCGGCCAAGGCTGCGGGAATGGATATCGGGGTGTATTTTTACAGCCTGGCCACCACAACCTGGCAAGCACAACAAGAAGCCATGTGGCTGGTAAAACAGTTGGATATATACCTGAAGGACGTAGAGTTAAAAGCGGGTATCTGGATGGATATAGAAGAAGAGATGCAAAAAGACCTGGGAGCCCAAGAACTTACGTCGGTAGTGATGGCGGGAATCAATGTAATGAATGAGGCAGGAAAGTATGTAGGCATCTACGGCAGTTATGATACGCTGGTAAACTGTATGAATTTGGAAGACATCCCCGATTACGTACCTTTTTTCGTAGCCATTTTCGGACCGGTCAACTATTTTAAACAAGAGTATCCGAATAAGACGTGCAGCCTCTGGCAATACTCCGACGAAGGACAGATTAACGGATGTGCGGTTGATTTAGACGTTATGTACGACTAACCGAGGTGACATGATGAAAATTCCGATGATAAACGATGAGAAACGGGCGAAACTTGTAAGAATCACGCTCATTTCGATTTTGACGGCTTTTTGCTTAGGATGTATATACTTTGCCGTGCAGCATGAGAAAAAGCCCGTAGAGAGCCCTGTACAAATGCGTTTTTCGGACACGACCGATAAAAATGCGGTAAAGAAGAATTTACACGTCGATGATAAGACGGCAGGGGAACTGGTGACGAGAATTGAACGAATTCACGAGGGGACCGTATCACCGAATGTAACTTATTACGTATCGGCTCCTGATTTACAAACGGCTGCCAATACTACAGAGGCCGCTATTCGAAATAAGGACCCGCGCTTACCGAAAGAGGCGGTAGCTAACAGTGATCGTACGGTAGTCACGGTAGACGATACCAAGCAGAAAGTCGACGTATACAAAATTAACTTACGCAACAACCACAAAGTAAAGGCAGGCGGCACCTACATAGACGGGAAACCGTATCTATCTATCGGGTACCAAGCGGGCCGTGTGGAAGGCATAGCCCATATCGGACAAGATGGCCGACAGGGCGGAACGATATTATACACAATTAAAGAATGGTAGTTGTTTAACAAAACAGAGGTTCAGTAAACAACTATTTAAAGTTAGTCAAGTAAAACGGGTTTTGTTAGACTACCTCAAAAGATAGTCAAGTAAGAAGCGTTTCACTGGACTACCTAAATAGTAAAAATGCGGATTTTTGGGGTTTGAAAAATTTGAGACCTTAGAATCCGCTTTTTTTTGTGTTTTTAGACACCTGTAATATTAAGGCATTAAATAAACCTATTAAGCTTATATATCGATTGAATAAAGGCTTTATTTTCAACGAGTGTAACCAATTTGCGTATTATGCAATTTGCTTTTTTTGACGGCAAAAATTCGTCAAAAAACAATGGTGAATAATGGTAAATATAGTGAAAAATAAAATAATAAGAAACTTGGCCAAGGCGATGGTTAACACATTTTAGTGAATGTGGGAAAATGGAAAAGTATAATGGGGTCTTCATAAGAGAATAGAACAAGAAAATGGCTTTGTCTATATTTATTTTGAACAAAATTGTATAATGTTATAACCGACGGGAAAGGGGGAAGTTTTGTGGTCAGACGATGGATTATGCACGTCGATATGGATGCTTTCTATGCGTCTGTAGAACAAAGAGATAACCCCGGACTTCGTGGTCGTCCCGTCATTGTAGGCGGTACAAGTGATCGCGGTGTTGTTGCCACGGCTTCCTATGAAGCACGAGCTTACGGTGTTCATTCCGCACTGGGCACAAAGAAGGCCAGACAATTATGTCCCGACGGGATCTTTTTGCCTCCGCGGATTGCCTATTACCGTACTATTTCCCGTCAAATCAGGAAGATATTCGAAGGGTATTCACCGTATATCGAGCCGCTTTCTTTGGATGAAGCATTTTTAGATATATCGGGGTTGTATGGATATTATAAGGATGTTTTGGAAGTCGGGCGGGCTGTAAAGAAGGACATTAAAGAACAGACCGGTCTTGTTGCATCGGCCGGTATCGGCCCGAATAAATTTCTGGCTAAGCTTGCATCCGATTTGGACAAACCCGACGGATTGGTCTGTATTCCTTATGGAAAAGAAGAGGAATTGTTAGCACCTTTACCTATTCGTAAGATTTGGGGTGTCGGCAAGGTAACGGAAAATCGCCTTTTAGCTGCCGGGTACGATACAATAGGCAGTATTGCGGCTGCCTCTCCCGATAAGTTGCGCCCTCTTGTAGGTAATCAGGCTGAGCGGCTTTATGAATTGGCTCACGGAAGAGATTACAGACGAGTTGAAACAGCTCAGCAGGTGAAATCGATAGGCAATGAACAAACATATGAAAATGACTTGGTCTTACAGGAAGATGTGGATCGGCAGTTACGTCTCTTGGCTGAAGAAGTAGCACATCGCTTGCGTAAACACGGGTTGATGGGGCGTACAATAACTTTGAAAATACGGTATAATGATTTTACGACAGAGACGAGGTCGGAGTCGTCTGAATCTATAGGTCTTTATGCAGAAGAACAGCTTTATTTTTCTGCACGAAAGTTATATGCTAAGAAGATAAGAAAGGGTTCTGTACGGTTACTGGGGATTACGGTCAGTAAATTGCAGACCGCCATTATCCAGGACTCTCTCTTTGCGAAAGACCCGATAACCCAAAAACGGTTAGCAGATGAAAAGGTAACGACGGCTATCGATAAATTACAGGAACGATTCGGAATACGTGCTGTTATGAAAGGTTTTTTGTGGGAAGCGGAAAGTAGTGTCAAAGAAGTGAAAGAAAAGGAGTAATGATATATGGCAATGTTTAAAGTAGCGGCACATACCGGTGCCGATAACCAGGGCTGGATCGGGTATAATGAAGAAACGAAGGAAATAACGGTCTGTCTTCAAGATGAGGCTTTAAAAAAAGCGGCTTATGAATATTTATCTACGCCGAAAGCACTGAAACGTTTCACCGGACTTACAGAATTTGAAGAAATATCAGGAATGCCGAATGATAGTTTAGATATGTTCAAACTTGCATTGGGTAAAATTTGGGAGGCGACAACCGTATATATTGACTGGAGTCGTCCGGTTGAGTAGAACTTATACACAGGTTATGCACATTGTTGAGAAAGTTATGTGCATAACTTTTTTTGTGCCTAAAACAAGCTGTTTTTAGGCCATGTACATTGGTAACACTTTAAATAAAATGTGGATAAATCTAAAATGATAAGGATATGAAATAAAAATATCATCATATAAATGGCATAAATAAGCCGTTTTCTTTCACTTCCTTTTATTTGAGGTAATGTGTATAAAATTCTTTGAAATGGGGATGGTTGGTGTGAATGAGCAGTAATAACTGAAAAGAAAATCAACCTTTGCGCTTAAAACTAAGATGTAAACAGGCACGTATCCCCGTATTATCCACAGAAAGGGCAGATAGATCATACTGTGAATCGAACCTGTATTTTATTGACAAGTAAGGGCGATTCCTGTATGATTTCAATCAAATAAATAATCATCCAGAGCAGCCGAGGGACTGGCCCGTTGAAGCTGCGGCAACCTTCCGACAGGAAAGGTGCCAACTCCAGCGTTACTTGAGGGTGACGGCAGATGATATGGCCTGTAATGAATGCGTCATCTGTCAAGATGACGTTTTTTATATGCCGTTGGAAGGAAGGTGTTGAGGCTATGAATGACAGCCGTATTAAGCATAAATCGGTTGCAGTCAAAGATGTGCTGATTTTGGGGTTTGCTTTTTTTGCTACGTATTTTGGAGCGGGGAATCTTATTTTTCCACCACAATTGGGGTTTGTCAGCGGGTCGTCTTACGGGCCGGCATTGGCAGGATTGACGTTGTCGGGAATTTTATTGCCTATTTTTGCCCTTCTTATTATTTCCCGATATGGTGATGTACGCTGTATTACGGAGCGGGTCGGCCCTTATACATATAATATTTTGCTTACCTTATTGATGATTGTTTGTATTTTCGTATCTATTCCCCGTACGTGTGCTACGGCTATTCAGTTAGGAATACAGGGAAACTTTCCTAATGTTCCTTTTATTCCCGGAGTCGTTATTTATTTCTTACTTTCTTATTGGATTACGTCGGATGAAACGAGCGTACTTGATAAGGTAGGCAAATTCTTGACTCCTTTGTTAGCCTTGATTCTGGTGGTTATCGGAGTGTTAGGGGTAGTAAGCCCCATTGGAATTCCCGCAGAACCGACAGTAGCCAACTCCTTTACCAATGCCTTTTTGGGCGGTTATAATACAGGGGATGTCTTGGTCAGTTTTATTATGGCGTCCCTGTTTATACAGTCCGTTGAGAACAAAGGGTATGTTGAAAGTCGGGAACGTAATCGCATGATGTTTTATTGCGGTGCCGTATCGGTTATTTTGTTATTTATTATTTACGGCAGCCTCTTGTTTATGGGGGCTTGTGTAAGTGCCGATGTACCGTCGGATACGGGCCGCGCAGAGCTTTTAGTTCTGGTTATTAAGCGTGTCGGAGGGGTGGTTATGTTACCCATGGGGGTGGCGGTTATCCTTGCGTGCTTAACGACCGCTGTCGGACAGATTGCGGCTGTTGCCGATTTTTTCCATACGGCGTCGAGTAATCGTGTGAGCTATAAGGTCGTTGCCATTATGACCTGTATACTTTCGGCATTGACGGCTCTTCTCGGTGTGGACGGTATTGTCGAATATATCGGTTGGATTTTCGGAGTCAGCTATCCGCCTGTTTTGGCACTTATGGTATTGGGAACATTCGCTTCTTTTATTTCTCATAATGAAGCCTATAAAGGAGCTACTTATGCCGTTACAGCCTATGCACTTATAGAAGCGTTGCCCGGACTTAGCAGTTTGGAAGCGGCAAAATCCATCGTTTCCGTCATGCCTTTGTCGGCAGTCGGATTCGGTTGGGTTACTCCGTTTGTAGTCGGTCTTATTGTCGGAAGTGTTGTAGGTCATATGAGACGACAGAATGTATAAATGCATGCATAAAAAAGAAGGTTTCTCTTATGTAAAGAGAAACCTTCTTTTTAGTTTCTAATTATTCGTTGTAGCCGCGAGGTATTCAGCCGTATCGGACAAGTAATTAACCGCGTACGATTCAATATCACCCTTATCCACATGGGCGGCAAATTGCGGATCAATAGGCAACTTGGCTACGTGAGGAATTTCGTACTTTTTAGCGGCTTCGTCTACATGGCTCTTGCCGAAGATTGAATGTCTCTTATGACAGTCGGGACATTCAAAATAGCTCATGTTTTCTACAATACCGAGTACGGGGACCTTCATGAGATCCGACATGCGCAAAGCTTTTTCGACAATCATGGAAACCAGCTCCTGCGGTGATGTAACAACAATGATTCCGTCGATAGGCAAGGATTGGAAGACTGTTAAGGGTACATCACCGGTTCCGGGAGGCATGTCGACAAACATGTAATCAATATCTCCCCACAAGACATCCGTCCAAAACTGTTTAACCGCTCCACCGATAACGGGGCCTCGCCAAACAACCGGATCGGCAGCATTATCGAGAAGTACATTCATGGACATAACCTTAATACCCGTTGAAGTTGTTACAGGAATAATGCCGCTTTCATCTCCTGAAGCACGTTCATTCAAACCGAAGGCCTGGGGGATAGAAGGGCCTGTAATATCAGCATCAAGAATCGCAGTTTTATACCCGTGTTTTTGCATTTGCACGGCTAAGAGAGAGGTTACTAAAGATTTGCCTACACCACCCTTGCCGCTGACAACAGCGATGACGTGTTTTACATGCGTTCCTTCGTGCGGTTCTGCCAAAAGGCTTTGAGGAGCCTTCCGATCGGAACAGTTGCTGGCACAGCCGGAGCAACTGCTTTTTGTACAATTTTCGCTCATTTATATCAATCTCCTTTAGGTATATTACGGGAACTTTGCAGCCTTAGCGGCTACGTATTGCTAAGGGGGTAAATAATAGTATCCCTCTTATGAGCAGCCCTTATTCATTGAAGGATAACTTCTGCAAACTTTCGACGGACAGATGTATAAAACCTGTGTTGTAGTCTTGCACCATACGGCATGGCTCATTCTTCTTGTGTCGAGATGGGGTAACATCCGTGAGAGAAGCGTCATGATAACCATGCGGTCAGGATATAAAAGCTATCCTATCGTTCTCATTATAGGAAGGCGAATAACATATGTCAATTATTCGGTATTTTCGTATAAACTGTTTTTAAGAACGATTTTTCGTCATCATAATATGGAGGACTTCCTTATCGGCAACTTGCATACCTTTGGTAGCGAAAGCCCCGATATTTCGTATTGATTCATCGGCGACGTTGCTGACAAGTCCTTCGGCTCCACCGACACGAATTCCTTTACGAGCCAGAAAAACGGCTCTATAGGCAGCGTCGACAGCCGTGGCGATTTTCAAGGAGCAGCCGTCTCCGGCCCCGTCACAAACCATGCCGATGTGTTCACCGGTCATATTGGAGATGACGGCTTCCAGCATTTCGTATGAACCGTTGAAGAGCAGTGTCATGCCGGCCGCAGATCCCATGGCCGCCGTTGCTGTGGCACAAAGGCCGGAAAGTTTAGGGTAGAAAGCGTGAATATAAATTGCCGTAATATGTGAGAGTGCCAAGGCACGTATGTGGTCTTCACGGGATGACTTGAGATAGCGAGCTGTCACATTAACCGGGACGGTTGCTGTAATGCCCTGGTCGCCAGAGCCGGCATTCGTCATTGCCGGAAACGGAGCTCCACCCATACGGGCATCGGAAGCAGCTGTAGTTTCCATAATCAGGCGATCGTGGAAGTTTTCGGGTATCATTCCGTTTTGCAAATCATCAAGCATGGATTTGCCCAGAGAGAGACCGTAATGATGGCGTAGGCCTTCAGCTGACAAGGCATCATTAACGCGACCGGCTTCGGCCATGAACTCAATATCGGCTAAGGGAACGGTTTTTGCGAATTCATATAAAAGTTTTAGATTTAGTGTTTCCATAAAAGGAAGATCGGGGTTGGTAGGAGATGCCGATTCATCATTTTTATGGAAAATGACCTTTTCATCCGTTTCAATGTGGACAATGTTTGTATGTCGCCCTTGGATAATGACACGAACCCTGTGTGTGCCTGCGGTAAGACAGACTTCGACATAAAGCGGCAGAACGGTGTCGGCAACTTGGACGGAAACTCTTTTTTTAGCAATTAATTCCTTTGCCCTTTTCACATCGGCGTCCGTCAGCTTACGAAGGACGTCCAGACCGCCCTCGGGATCGCCGCCCGTAACGCCTACAGCTACGGCAATATCCATGCCGGGAAGTCCCGTGCCGGGCACCTTGACGGCCATGCCGTTTTTCATGAGATTGGGTGATACGAAAGCGGTTATTTCGGTCGGTTCCGTCTCCAAGTATTTACGAGCTGTAGCGGCAGCATAGGCTAAGGCAATGGGTTCGGTACAGCCTGTGGCATAGACGACTTCTTTTTTCAAAACTTCAATAATACGTGTGTATAAAGTGTTTTCAGACATAGGTAAGCCTCCCTTTTTTCGAATAGTTACCAGACAGCTACGTCCCCGTCCGTGCGAGGATCCGTAGCACCGGCAAGTATGCCGTCTTTGTTTCGCCAAATAATCTGGCCTCGGCCGAATACGGCTATATCAGAGTTTACAGTAACGCAATGTCCCTTTTCTCGTAAGGCGGCAATGAGGCGGGGATCAAAGTCGGGCTCAACTTCTATGTTCTTGTCGCCTGTCCATTGCCAACGAGGCTTGTTCAAAGCCGCTTGCGGATCCAGGTGCTCGTCTACTGTATCAATAACTAACTGCAGTTGTCCTTGCGGTTGCATAAAGGCACCCATGATGCCGAAGGGACCGATAGGTATACCGTCTTTACTTAAGAAGGAAGGAATAATTGTATGGTATGATTTTTTACGCGGCCCTACGGCATTGGGGGACGTCGGGTCGGCACTGAAATTTCGTCCTCGATTGTTAAGCGCTATGCCCGTTCCGGGAATGACAATACCCGAGCCGAAGCCGTCATAATTACTTTGGATGAGGGATACGGAGTTTCCGTCTTTATCGGCCGTGCAGGAATATACCGTACCGCCGTCGCTTACGTCGGCGCAGTCCGGCCAATGAGCTGTGGCGGAAATGCGTCGTTGTCGATTCAGTCTGCTTTCTTCAGAAAGAAAGTCCTCTGTTGATATTTTCATGTAGGTCGGATCGGCAATAGCTTTCTTACCGTCCGTTAGAGATGCTTTTAAAGCCTCTATTTGTATATGAAGTTTTTCAACGGAGTCGATTGTAGGCGGCGTGATATTATTTAATATATCCAGTGCGGCACTTACAACAATACCTTGACCGTTAGGCGGCAATTCCCAAATATCGTAACCTTTATATGCCATTTTTACGGGTTTTGTCCAGGAAGGTTTATAAGCCCCTAAATCTTCGTGACGAATCAGTCCGCCCGTCATACGGGAGTATTCATCTATTACCTGGCTCAACCGCCCCGTGTAAAGAGATGAGCATGCCGTTTCGGCTAAGTCTCGTAAGGTTTTTCCATGGTCGGGAAGGGTTAAGATGCAGCCTTCTTTAGTGGGCCCGTCAGAGAAGAACGTGTTGAAGAGACCTGAAAATTCAGGATGTTTTTTATAGGGAGTATATTTTTTATATTCACTTTGTAAGAGTCGGGCTAAAATCGGCATGACGGCAAAGCCATTCTCCGCATAATCCACAGCCGATTCGAAGAGACTTTCAAAAGGCAACTTGCCGAAACGACTGTGCAATTCATACCAAGCAGCCGGGGCACCGGGAATCATAACCGGTAACCATCCGTATGAGGGTAGACGACTTGGTATTGCCGGATCGGATTGTATCAGTTTTGCCGGGGAAAAACCGCTGCCGTTTAAGCCGTATAGATGGCCGTCCATATGAATAATGGCGAACAAGTCGCTGCCTATACCGTTGCTTACAGGCTCTAAGACAGTAAGAGAAATAGCAACGGCTACTGCAGCATCGACGGCATTTCCGCCTTTTTTTAACATATCCAGACCAATGTGTGCCGCCAACGTCTGAGAGGTGCAAACCATGCCCTTGCGACCGTATACGGTGCGGCGAGGCCGGTTATATAAAGGTGTTGTAGTATTAAATCTCCATGACATAGATGTAAGGCCTCCTCGTTATGTATTCGTTTCTACTATAGCACAGGAATGTTTTATCTTCACTAAACAATTTATTATAGTTATAATAAGGACAGATGAAATGATAGGAGGGTATACCAGTGAGCCGGTGTATGATGATTGTAAACCCTACGTCCGGGCGGGAAAAGGCAAAGTATTATAAGGACGACTTATACGCTCAACTGCAAACTATGTTCGACGAAGTGGAACTGCGTGAGACGCGACGTAGCGGGGATGCCGCCAACTGGGCGAAAGAAGCCTCTAACAATAATTATGAAGCCGTTTTTTCCATGGGTGGGGACGGAACTTTGAATGAAACCGTAAACGGATTGGCTCAGGCCGGAAAAGAAATCAAGTTCGGCTTTGTGCCC